CCTACTTGGACTATACGTTTTCTTGATAGTAACCTACATGAAAACAAATTTATACCAAAGATTTTCTCGTGTTATTTAGTATCAATTGAATCTAGTTTCAATTCAACAACCAACATGTTTCATCGTGATGGAGCGCCTCTCGAAGTAGACGTATCAATATCCTATCAGGAAACAAGGACTCTTACAAGAACTGATATCGACGGCCTTGAGGAGGGATCTTTTGGTGTTGATCGAGGTATTAATCCTGAAACCGGAGCCCCGTCTCTCAGTGGAAATCCACGGGGAATAGTAGATGCAGATAAGAAACGCCAGGAAACAGCAGGAAACAATAATTAAATATGTCATTTTTTCAACAATTTCCTACAATAGACTACGATCTTCAAGAGACTAATCAGTTCTCAAAAAGGTTTGATATCTTTCGTCACGTCGATGTTTCTACTACTCAGAGTGATGAATTTACATCCTATCTCTACTATCAGGTAAAAGATGGAGAAAGACCGGATATTGTTTCACAGAAACTTTACGACACTCCTGATTATTACTGGACTTTCTTTGTTATCAATGACTTTCTCCAAGCTGGTTTTAATGAGTGGTACAAATCATCTTTTGATTTTCATCGTGGTTTAGAACTTGAATATGGTGATCATGGTGCTCTTATCTTTCTTCCTAACTACTCAACAGAGGTAGTTGGTGGCCAGACAGTCGCAAAAGCCGAAAATGCGATAAGTGGTTTAGATGTTACTTACTCAGATTTAAGACTTGCTCGAGTAGGATCTTCTCCTCAAGATACCGCAAAGATTGAAAGGTTCGATCCTTTTATGTTGCAGTTGATTACTCACGAAGCAAGTTCTGATTCCTTTTACAACTCAAGTGGAACATATCACTTTGCGTTTTCATCGACCGCAACAAACGCAGGTAAGACTGCTTGGCTTGCATTATTTAAGACGCATCTTGTGAATCTTGGAATTATTAATATTGACACTACTATTGCTGAAGGAGATCTTCCAACTTACACTTACACACCTGAGAGAGCATACTCCTCTTTACTTGATGCACCATTCAGATTTAAATCAACAGTAGTCGATCAAAATTTTGAGTTGGATGTTGTGCAAACAACAGAAAAGGCGAAGGATGATGTAATTGGTGCTTACGACGCTTTACTTAGAGGACAGGGAGATATCACTAATTTCAAAAGTTGGTATGAGTATGAACTAGATAAGAATGAAGCAAATCGACAAATACAATATGTCCGGCCAGAATTCATAGAACAATTCGCCGATGAGTACAAAGCACTGATTAACTTATAGTATGGCAATCACCGGAAAGAATTTAGACCTTAGTTCAGATAAGGCTTTTATCCCATCGGCTTATAAACTTAAGACGATAATTTTTACGAACTACAAAGGCGATGAGAAAGAAATTCAAAACATTGCCGTTAAGATGTCTATTAGTGAAAGTTTGTATAGTCAATCTTTGACGTTGAACCTTACACTTAAAGATAGTACAAACCTTATCGAAGAATTTCCTATCATTGGTCAAGAAAAGATTCAGGTTAAAATAGAGTACAAAAAAAGAAATGGTAAACTCAAGACTCTGAATCTCAAATTCTACGTTGCTGAATATCCAACATATGGATCAACTGAAAGACAAGCATACGTTCAGATAGTAAGACTAGTTGGAATATCCGAACAATCTTACATATCAAATCAGAAAAAAATATCAAAGGGGTTTACTGATAATACCGCAACTCGAATCAAAAAAATACTCACCGAGGATCTTCTTCTTCCTGAAAATAAATTTCGTGAGGCAAATGATGCGTATAAAGCAATCAGTTCAGTCAAAGGTGTCATAAACACACAGAAACCAATGGAAGCCATTGAGTGGTTGAGGAGACAAACCTTTGATGTAAACTACTCTCCTTTCTTTTTCTTCCAGACTCTAAACGGAAAATACAATTTGTTCTCTCACGCGGAACTTGTTGATGATGACGTAAACAAAGTATTCGATACCTACTATGACACAAGGGAATTCAATACTGAAGTTGGTACAGAAGAAGATTTTCTTCAGAGAGCTCAGAGAATACTAAGTGTTGCATCGGAGTTGAAGTTGAATAAAAGTATACAATCGAGGAGAGGTGCTTTTGCCTCAACAAATCGATACTTGAATTACTCTGATAAAACTTATACTAAGTTCGAGTATGGTTATGACAAAGATTTCATTGATAAGAAACCAACACTCGAAGGTAAGTCTATTCTTTCAGATGAATTTCTAATTGAAGGAGACTCATTACTCGATTTCGTCGAATCTCACTGCGAGTATATTTCTGTCAACAGTAAAGCATTTGAGGGAGATCAAGCCAAAAACTATAACGAGGAATCAAAAACTTCTCGTCATTTTATCAACGCTTACAATTCTCTCTTCAATACATTTACACACGATATCAGATTGCATGGTGATTTTAAACTCAATGCGGGAAGAAAAATAATCTTAGAGTTTCCAAAAGCAATCGATCCAAGTATCTATCGAGACTTTGCAGATAAGCCAAGTACAAAACATTTCAACGAATTTCTTTCAGGTAAATACCTGATCACTTCAGCGATTCACGAGTTTGAAAACGATGAATATTACGTGAATCTGCGTCTGAAGAGAGATTCTTTTTCGATTGATCTATAATGAATGAGTACGGAGACAGTTTTGTTGGTGGTAATTTCCTTTGGTTCACCGGAGTAATAGAAGATGTAAATGATCCCGAGGAGATGGGTAGATATCGTGTCCGTTGTTTTGGATATCACACAGAAAGCAAAGGGGATATAGAAACTAAGGACTTGCCCTTTGCGACGGTAATGATGCCCATCACATCCGCATCTACTTCTGGTA